AGCATCGCCGTAGTAGCAGGGGCCGTTTTTTTGTGCGCTTTCTTCCGGATTTGGCTTTACCTTTATCGCATGGATGAACTGACAGACAAGCAAAAGCTGGCGTACGCGCGCATAAAGCAAAGCCTGCGCAGCGCACGACACATCGGCGAACTCGATGAAGATTTGTTAAAGATGGCGGCTTGCCTTACGGTCGAGGTGCGCGAGCTGCAAGCCATCATAGACGAAAAAGGGTATACGTACGAATTCAAAAACCGTGACGGCGGCGTGATGACGAAGCACCGGCCAGAGCACCAAATGCTTGTTGAATCGCGCAGCAAGTACCTCGTAGTGCTGAAAGAATTGGGCATGACGCCAGCGGCACGGAAACGCATTGAAGTGGACGTAGAGTTAGATGACGAATTGGAAGAGCTGTTGACCTTTAAAGATGCTACAAGCTGAGGCGCATCAATACGCGCTTGACGTAGTACACGGAAAGCAGGCGGCGAGCAAGTACACGCGCAAAGCGTGCGAACGTTACCTGCAAGACCTCGACACCGCCGAAGAGCGCGGCCTCGAATTCCGCGCGCATACCGCGCAGGCTTACATCACCTTTTTTCAGCGCGCCATCAGGCATACCGTAGGAGAATGGGACGGCCAGCCATTCAACCCGCTTCCGTGGCAAAAGTTTATATTGTGGAATCTTTACGGGTGGTTTCGTGAAGACGGAACACGAAGATTTAACTATGCGTATATTACTGTGGCTCGTAAGAATGGCAAAACGACGCTTATGGCAGGCGCTGCTTTGGCGGCTCTTTTCTTTGACCAAGAAAAAGCTGCTGAAGTTTATTTTGCAGCAACTAAGAAAGACCAAGCCAAAATCGGATTTGACGAAGCGCAAAGGATGGTTTCCATTTCGCCGCCGCTCAGAAAGCACCTCAAAGCAGGAAAACACGACATCAAAGCGCCGACGCTTTCGGCGCGGTGCACGTACCTAAGCGCGGAACGCGACACGCTCGACGGCCTTAACATTCACTTCGCAGGAATCGACGAATACCACGCGCACCCCACGGACGGCGTGGCGAACGTCCTGCGTTCCGGTATGCAGGCGCGCCGCAACCCTTTGCACCTCACTATCACCACGGCGGGATTTAACCGCGAATCACCGTGCTACGAATTGCAAAAGACGTGCAAAGAGATTTTAGACGGCGTTAAACACGACGACGCGCAATTCGCGATTATCTACGAACTCGACGAAGGTGACGACTGGACGGACAGCAGCACGTGGATAAAAGCCAACCCGTCACTTGGCACGGCTTTACGGCCTCAGCTGCTCGAATCGCAATTACAACAAGCCATAAACCTCGGCGGCTCGCGTGAAGTGGAGTTTAAAACCAAGCACCTCAACCAATGGGTAACGGCTTCAAAGACGTGGATACAAGATGAAATTTGGATGCGCAACAAACGCGAGGCAAATTTAGATGGCCTGCCGTGCTTTGGCGGCCTCGACCTTGCAAGCGTCAGCGACATGACGGCGCTGGTGATGGTGTACCCTGAAGACGGAGGCTACCACGTGCGAGGGCACTATTTTTTACCCAGCGACACCGTTGACCAAGTATTGGACCGTGACCCCGGACACATTTACCGCACCTTTCGAGAACTGCCGAACGTGCATCTGACGGACGGCAACGTAACCGATTACGCCAGCATCCGGCGCGTAGTGAGCGGCGTGATGAATACGCCCGAAGGTCAAATAGTAGATGAAAACAGCATTATGCACAATTATCAAGTGCAGAAAATTGCATTTGACCGATACAACAGCACGCAAATCGCCATCGACCTCGTAGACGACGGCGTGCCGCTCGTGCCGTTTGGTCAAGGTTTTGTTTCGATGTCATCACCCACAAAACAGCTTGAAGTTTTGACGCGAACGGGCAAAATTTGGCACGATGGCGACCCCGTTTTACGCTGGGCGCTGGGTAACGTCGAGCTGAAGATGGACCCAGCAGGAAACATAAAAGCGGACAAGCAAAAGAGCGGCGGAAAAATTGACCCGATTGTCGCTATGGTCATGGGAATTGGTGAACACATGAAAACGCCACAGGCAGAAGAAGCTTATTTCGACATAATTTCCCTTTCGTAAATTGCGACCAATATGGCAACACTTCGCGACAGATTAGGCGCATTATTGCGCTACCGAGTCGGTAAATACGACAGCCAAGCAATTCCCAACGAGCTTGGTATTTTTGGGCACACGGTAAGCGGCGCGAATATCAACGAAGCCACGGCTCTTACTATCTCCACCGTCTACGCTTGCACGTACAAAATCGCGTCTACGGTTGCCAGTTTGGGCCTTGAAGTGTACGAAAAGAGCGGCAGAGAGATACAGCCCGCCAACGTTCACCCAGCTTACGACGTTATTAAATACCGCCCGAACGAATACCAAACGGCATATGAATTTTGGGAGACAATTGTAAGCATGGCGGTGCTGCACGGGTGCGGTTATGCGCTAATTGAGCGCGATAATCGCGGCTATGTCACCAACTTGATTGGCCTCGATTACTATGACGTAGACCGCAAATTCGTCAATGGTCAACCCGTCTTTAGCGTCAAGAACGTTGGCATGGTTCAAGCAGAAAATATGCTTGAAATCTGCAATTTGCAGCGAAAAAGCCCGATTCGCTTGCACCGTGAGAACCTTGGTTTAGCGAAAGCAGCCGAGGAATTTGGGGCGGAATATTTCGGCAGCGGCGGCCAAATGACGGGCATTTTAAGCAGTGACCAGCCCCTAAAAAAGGAGCAAATGGACCTTATTCAGGGCAGTTGGAACAGCGCGGCGCGTCAAGCTGGCACTAAATTGCTGCCGTTTGGGTTCAAATATTCGCGCATTTCCATCAGCCCCGACGAAGCGCAATTTATCGAAACGCGTAAGTTCCAAGCGGAGGAAATTTGCCGCATTTTTAGCGTTCCGCCGACTTTGGTACAGCTGGAATCGCAGACGACTTACAACAACGTCGAGCAGCAAAATCTGCAATTTGCACGCCACACAATTTCACCGTGGGCAAAGCGAATTGAGCAGGAAATAGACAGAAAATTGATTCAATCACGCGAGCGGCCACAGATTTACAGCAAGTTTTTACTAAACGATTTGTATCGCGGCGATATGCAAAGCCGTGCGAGTTTCTACACGCAGATGCTTCAAAACGGCGTTTTAAATATTAACGAAGTCCGAGAACGGGAAGACCTGAACCCTACTGACGGCGGCGATACGCACGTAGTGCAGGTCAATCAAATCGCGCTTGACAAGTTGGGCGCTTATTCGGACAAACTAACAGAAAGTAATGGAACAGAATGACGACAAGCGCATTGAAGAACTGCGCAGCCAATACGGTGAGAACGTAGAACTGCGCACGGCAGAAGTCCGCGCAGCAGGTGACGATACGTTAGTAGTTGAGGGCTATGCCAGCAACTTCGATGTTGAGTACGATTTAGGATATTTTAAAGAATCCGTATCGCGCGGCGCCTTCGATGAGGTATTAAACGATGACGTGCGGTTTTTGCTCAATCATACGGGCGCGCCATTGGCACGCACTACGAACGGCACGCTCGAATTGAGCGTTGACGAAACGGGCTTAAAGTACCGCGCGGCACTTGCTGACACGCAGGACGGGCGCGACCTTTACAAGCTGATAAAGCGCGGCGACATCACACAGAGTTCGTTTGCCTTTACCATTGACAAAGACGAATGGAGCGAAGACCGCAGCACGCGGACCATCACAAAGATTGGCCGATTGTTGGACACGTCAGCCGTGACGTATCCAGCATCACCAAGTACGACAGTAGCAGCGCGAAACATGGCAGCGGCGGCGCAGGAAGCGGCGGCATTGAATGACGAACAGGAAACGCAGGAACCCGTACAGGAAGAACGCGCAGAACCTGAAAATATAAAAACCGAAGCGCGTAACTTTACGCCAACAACTAAGAACAATTTTTCAAATATGACACTAAACGACCTAAAAGGCCAACGCTCCGCGTATTACGAGGAATTCGTGGGCATCGGACAAAAAGCGGACTCAGAGGGCCGCTCATTGACAGAAGCAGAGCAAGAGCGATGCGACAAGCTCGACGGCATGATTGTCGACCTTGATGTAAAGATTAAGCACAAGACGCGCGAACAGGAAATGGTCGCACGCATGGCGCAAAGCGGAAACGTTTCGAACGCCGAGCAGCGCGAAGTTGAGCGCGTTCACGGCGCCTTTTCAATCAGCCGAGCCGTTGCACAAATCGCCAACGGCCGCAACTTGGAAGGCGCTGAAGCTGAATGGGCGCAGGAAGCTGCGAAAGAGGCGCGTTCACAAGGCTTGCAAATGACTGGTCAAATCGCTATCCCTTCAATCGCTTTGCGTGCTTTGGGTGACGCTGATGAGCACGCAGCCACTACGGGTTCAGGTTCTGGTTCAGTTGCAACTGTTGTACCTGCTGCCATCGAGGCTTTGCGAGCGCCAACCGTAATCGAAAGTTTGGGAGCTACTGTAATTCGTAACGCTGCTGGCAATTTGCAATTCCCGCGAATCTCAACGAAGGCAAGCGGAACGGGTGAAGGTGAAGCCGACGCAAATGCTGCATCTGGTTTGGAGATGGATACCGTCAGCATGACGCCTGAGCGTGTATCTGCAAAGACCACGTACACCAAGCAATTGATTTTACAAGGCGGCGTTGGTATTGATACGCTCATTGCGAATGACTTAAGCGCAGCGATGAACGCATACATCGACGACCGAGCGTTTGACGTGATTTTGGCCGATGGCGATGTAGACGACCAGTCAACAACCGCAGCTAATACCGACATGACGTCTGCATTGGCAGTAGCTATGGAGGCGGCTGTTTTGGCTGCTGGTGGAAACCTTGGCGGCGCTGCTTACGCTATGTCGCCTGAAGCGTTTAAATTGGCTAAAAATGCGCCTCAAGTTTCTAACGTTTCAGCTTTGTACGACTTGGCGTCTAACACGTTCAACGGATACCGAGCAGTTGCCACGCCTTACTTGGTAAATGCTGCTGGACCATTGGGACAAATGGTTTTCGGTAACTTCCAACAAGGCCTTATCTTGGCTTACTTCGGTGGCCTCGATTTGTTGGTTGACCCATACAGCGCAGCGGGCAACGCGCAAATCACTTTGCACGTTAACCGTTTCTTCGACGTTGCTGTACGTCAGCCAGGCGCCTTGAGCATCTGCACAGACATCGAAGCTGCATAATTAGTAGCGTGATAATTTGGGAAAGGGGCGGCTTCGGTCGCCTCTTTTTTTATGCTCTGAAACCCCAGTAAATACAGGGAAAACGAAAAAACATTGAAAATAATTACGAAAAAAGTTGCGTAGAAAGGAAAGGTTACCGTATATTTGAGACATCAAACAACAACAAACAAACACAGCCATGAACACAGCAAAAGCAATCCAGGAGTTAAGCCAAGTAAACTTTGAAGCAATCATCGAAGCGGCTTGTAAGCAATTCACCGACGCTTGTTTTGAGGAAGGGTTAACAGTAGAGAAAACACAACAGTTACTTTACAGCAAACAAGGACTGGATACAATAGCAAAGCTCGCAGCGAAAGCAATCTAACAGAAGCCCCTCACGGGGCTTTTTTTTTGTCCGTATTTTAGCGACATGATGACCGTGGAAATAACAGGCACGCCGACGCTCGACAGCGTTATAACGGTTGCCGATTTAAAGAGCCATTTGCGTGTAGACCACAGCGACGAAGACACGCTAATTGAAGCGTACCGCGACGCGGCAATAAAGTGGATAGAAGATTACTGCAACACGCGGCTGGGCGACGTTACTGCCGTGGGCTACCTCGACTATTTCAAGCCGTCGCGTTTTCCGATTGGCCCAATTACGGCCATCAGTTCGGTGACGTATTTGGACACCAGCAACAGCACGCAGACGCTTGACACTGCGAAGTATTGGTACGACATCAAAACGAATGCCGCGCGCATCACGTTTGACCAAGTGCCAGACACTTACGACGACGCATACCACCGCGTACAAATCAACATGACGCTGGGATACGCAGAAGCTGACGTACCGGCGCCGATGCTTACCGCGATTCGTTGGATGGTAGCGCACCTATACGAGCAGCGGCAACCCGTAGCCACAGGCACCACGGCCATAGAACTACCGATTGGTTTATACGCTATCCTGAACCCTTACCGCATCATAACCACGCCATGAGGATAGGCCAAAGCGACCGGCGCATAACGGTGGAACGATACACGACAACTACGAACGATTACGGCGAGCGCGTACAGACGTGGGCGACGCTGCTTACCGTTTGGGCGGAACTTATGAAGACGGGCGAAGGCATGACCGAGCGAATAACGACCGACCAAGATATGCCCGTGCAGCGGCTGCGGTTTAAGATTCGCAGCAGCAGCGACAGCCGAGGCATAAAAGCGGACGACCGCGTGTTATACAATTCGAAGTATTACAACATCCAAGGCATCGAAGAAATTGGCCGACAGGACCAGCTCGTTTTGCTTTGCCAAATTTCCGGCACGTGATACACGTACACGCACATACCACGCCGCTCGAAAAGCAGCTTGCTGAGTTGCGTAAACAGGTGAAAAATCCGAAAGTACAGAGACGGATTCACCGTGGTGCTGGCAACGTCATCAAAAAGGAAATGCTCGGCAATATCTCTGACGCCAACCAAGTTGTGCGCGTACGGAGGAAGTCGGGGCCTGACCTCGATATACCTGTAGGGACTATGCGGCGGTCGATTCGCGTTTGGTTGATTGACAAACAGCAAACATCGTACTGGGTGGGGCCTCGTGTCGGTCGCAGGATGCCGATTGACCGTGACGGCTGGTTTGCAAACATAGTAGAAGGCGGTGACCAAAAGTTTGGCCAAGGGCGGAACAAAGGCGTATTTAGAAAGTCGATAATGAACGCGACGCCTAAAGCGTACAAGAAAGTCGTGGACGGATATAACCGAGCAATAAGAAAAGCAGCGAAAGCAAAAGCAAAAAAGGCATGAATATAGGCAAGGCGATATACGGCATTTTAAGCGGAACCACGGAGGTAACCGACATCGTTGGCACCAAGATATTTCCAGAGATTGCCGAACAAGAAACGGCGGTGCCGTTTGTTATTTATCAGGTGCAAAGCGTGCAGCCTGAAGATACGCACGACGGACCGAGCAAGCTGGATGAAGTACGGGTTGAGGTGCTTTGCTACGATGACGCTTATAACGGCGCGGCTGATTTAGCGAGCGCGGTGCGCGGCGCTTTGGACCGCGTGCGAGGAACGTATAACGGCGTCAACGTAGAAAGCGTACAATTTAATGACGTCGATTTCGAAATAGAGTACGACCCACGCCGATACAGCCAAGTACTTACGTTCACGTTTCGCATTAAGCGCGATGACATTGAGATAGCTTTAGGCACGCCAATCACCGGCGCGCAGCTTGGCGATTTGTCCGACGTCAATGTCACGGGCGTAACGGATAACCAAATACTCAGCTACGACGCAGCAAGCGACACATGGGTGCCAGCTGCTGACGCGGGCGGCCCTGACGTGCTGGACGACCTGAGCGACGTGGATACGGGCGAACCTGAAGACAACCAGATGCTGGCATATCAGCAAGGCACGTGGACCGCGATTTATCAGGATGAAATCGTTTTGCCTATTGCAAGCGTCACGGGTTTGCAGACCGAACTAAACACGATACCCGACGGGCTGGACGACCTCGATGACGTCAAGATAATTGGCACGCCAGCGGAAGGCGACGCGCTGGTATATCAAAGCGGCTTTTGGTCACGCGGCACGGCGGGCGCTTCGACGTTAGGCGACCTCGACGACGTAAATACCACAGGCGCGGGCGTTGGTTCTACAATCGTTTACAACGGCAGCACGTGGGAAATTTCGGGCAGCGAATTACCGAGTGACGATATTTATTACCATAACCGTTACTTGACGGAAGCGGGCACGCTACGTTCAGGCGCTACGGAAACGGTCGAGCTGTACTATACGGCGCAGGCGGACGGCGACGGCTTAAGCGAATCGGCATCGAGCGACACGCCTACCAGCGGCTACGATATTCAGCGAAAGTTGTGGTACGCTGAGAAAGCGCAGGCAGACCCCGACACCTCAGCCGATTGGACACAGTTCACAGCCATCGCCGACAACACGACATTCAACAACGCGAAGGCGGCTTTGCTTGCTTACCTGAAGGAACGCACGGGCGGAACGGTTCCGATTAGCCTCAAAATGACGTGGGAGGAAGTAGCGCAAGCGCCCTCGTTTACGGGGCTTTTAAATGAGAGCTACGGAAGCGGAGCAGAGGCGGCGTACTCCACCCGTCGATTGAATGGCAACGTAACCGACTGCATGGTTATCCGAAGGGCTTCGGATTCGACGACTGAAACAATCGGATTCGACGGTTCAGGCAACATTGACGAAAGCGCGATAGAAACGTTCTGCACGGGTACGACGTGTACCGTGGTAACGTGGAAAGACCAAAGCGGAAACGGGAACGATGCGACCGCACCGAGTACGGGAGACGAGCCGACGATTTACACAGGTGGCGCGTTGGTGAAGGATGGCGGAAAAGTCGCGTTGGACTTTGACGGGAGTAATGATAAATTTCAACTCGGCCTTAGCATTACAAACGCGGATTCCCTTTCATATTTTTACACAGGTAACTATATTGGTTCGGGGGCTGCTAACCAATGGATGGTGCAAACCAGCGAAAGCCCACAGTTATTTGTACCTGTTGCAGAAGAAGATGATACGAACACGAGTATAATTTTTGGCGTATCATCAACTTCTTATTATGCGTCGGGTACTTCTGTAACGCTTGCAAATCGCGGGGATGTATATGCCGCATTTGCGGGAAAACAAACGCTTTCGTCAATATTCGGAAGTAGTACCGTTACTCTATCGAATAGCTACTTAGGTGGAAGGGTTGGCAACAACTATATGGTAAACGGATTGTTTCAAGAATTTATCTTGTACACAAATAACAAATCCAGCGTCCGCACCGACATCGAAGAAAACATAGGCGACTACTTCACCCAAAACACGCCACTGCTCGACACGTACTCAGGGGCGGCGGCTGCTTATTCCTTGCGGCTTTTGGACTCTAGCTATGTCGGTTCAGCGGTAGAAGTTTACAACGGCTCGAGTTATGCTGACATCGGCTTCAACGTATTCGGCGAGTTGGATACGGTTGCACTTGCGGCGCATTGCGGAAGTAACGACGGGTTCGTGTCGAAGTGGTACGACCAAGCGGGCTCAAACGACGCCACGCAAACGACTACCTCGAATATGCCAAAGATTTACGACGGGACGACGGGCGTGGAAACATCTAACGGAAAGCCCGCAGTTCGTTTTATCAATTCATCTACCACATATCTGGACGCTCCAGATTTAGGAGCAGACACGACTACAACTTATTTTGAAGTTCACGATAGAAACGGTTCAAATCTTAATGTATGGTCGCCAGATAGAAACGAAAACGCGGTTTTAGCCGATGGTCTGACTTTTGTTTCAGGGGCTTTTTATAATGGAGTAACCGCCTCTATTGGGGGAAGTTTAAAGCAACCTTTAACAGCTGGAGATATTCAAGATTATAGGCTGGTTTATTGGTTAAGAAACGGAACAAATAGCGAACTCGGGGTAAATGCAAGCACAGTAGTCACGGGAACACAAAGTTCAAGTGTATTGAATCGGCTTAGGCTTGGAACGCGGGCGGGGTTGACACTTCCATTTGATGGTTATATGTCAGAATTTGTAATGTATAGAGACGACCAATCCAGCAACCGCACGAACATCGAGGACAACATAAACACCTTCTACAACATCTACTGATGAACGGATATATAATCGTACTTCCAACCCCCACGCAGACAAGCGAAGCACGGGCAAAGCAAATCACGCGAGAACTCTACAACATCTCGCGTCCCGTTCTCATTCAGGCAGAAGGCGAAAAGGCTTCAACCGTCTTCGGAATCGTTACGCACCCCGACGGAATCCAAAACGCTTTGCAGGTGAATACGGATTACCTCATCCACGTACACGAAGCGGCGACGCTTGAGAAGTTGGTGGCTTGCTTTCCTGAACTCACCAACGACGAAAGATTTCAGCTTAGCGCATACGTGCAGACAAACCACCGTTTTCCGTTTGCGCACATCATACCAAGCACGACGACGGTACGCGATTACGAGGAAATGAAAACGCTGGGATGGTTTATCGATGAATTAGAAATTGACTAAATTGCAGCCATGAAGGTTACAATCCAAAAAGCGTGCAAGCTACACGGGAACAACTGGAAGAAAGGCGACACGCCAACAGTTACCACCGCTTTCGCTGAAAAGCTGAAGAAAAAAGGCTATTTAGACGCGCCAAAGAAAAAGACCGAAGACGAATCTAACGACATAACAGAAGAATAAAATGGCCATTTTTAACGGTACAGAATTAGGCGTTTATATCGACAGCACGTTGATTGCAGCCGCCACCGATTGCTCGCTTTCCTTGAGCATGGAAACTATCGACATCACAACCAAAGACAGCGCCGGATGGCGTGAGCTTTTAGCCGGCACCCGTTCCGGTTCCATCAGCTGCAGCGGTTTGATTGATTACACCGACGCGTCAAACAAAGACACGACCGACTTGTTTGCGGCATTTGAAAACCGCACGGCTTTGTCTTTGACGTTTGAAAAGGCGAACGAAGTAACCGGTGATTTGTCATTTGCTTGCACAGGTTTCTTGACCAGCTTGGAGCAGTCAGGCGGCACCGAGGACACAGCGACGTACAGCGCCACGTTTGAAATCAGCGGAGTAATTACCGACACGGCAGCTTCATGATAGAAGTAAACGGCACGGATTATCCAGTGCGCTATTCTATGAAGGCGCTGAAAAAGTTTGAACGCAAAGCCAAGGTGAACGTGTTCAGCTTGTCGGACCCGTCGAAACTGAGCGCCGAGGCGTGCGCTTACCTTTGCTTCGTAGGCGTGGAATGCGGATGCGATTTCGAAGGCGTTGAATTCAACATGGAGCTTGCAGAGTTTGAAGAGCATATTACGCTGGCTCACGTCACGCAGTGCTTCGATGTTCTCGGTGAGTACAGCGACCAAAAAAAAAGATAGACGGCACCGACGAGCCAATAGGCTGGCCGGAAATGATACGGATGGGGATGGGCGTGCTTCGCCTATCCCCTTCTGCGTTTTGGTCAATGACCTTCGCGGAAATAAGCCTTGCACTTGACGGTCATAGAGAAGCCGAAGAATACCGCGAGCGTTATGCGTGGGAGCGCGTGCGGTGGCTCGGTGCTATGACCTTCCAACCGCACCTAAAAAAAGGCCGTAAATTAGCCCCAAAGGATTTGATGCAGTTCCCATGGGAGCGGCCAGAGAAGAACCGGCATAACCTTACAAAAGAGGAATTGAAGCAGCGAATACTAGAGCGTGACCAATGGCGAAATTAAACGACTTAATTGTAACGATAGGCGCAAAGACGCGCAGCTTTGATAAAGCGTTAGGCACTTCTATGAAGAAGATGCAGACGTTTGGCAAAAATACCAAGGCGCTCGGCAAATCCTTATCACGCAACTTAACCGCACCAATTGCAGCCATTGGCGGGATTGCTGTGAAGACTGCAGCAGATTTCGAATTTGCAATGGCCAAGGTAAAAGCAGTCAGCGGTTTTACAGGCGAAGAAATTGGCAGGCTGAGAGACCAAGCAAAACAGCTCGGCGCGACTACATCTAAAAGCGCGTCAGAGGTGGCTGCGCTTCAACTCGAATTAGCGAAACTCGGAAAAAGCAGCACGGAAATTGAAAGCATGACTGAAAGCGTGTTAAGCCTCGGTATTGCTTTCGATGAGGATTTAGGAGCCGTGGCCGAAACGGTGGGCGCTACGTTAAATCAATTTGGAATTGATGCGAGCGAATCGGGCCGCGTTGCTGACGTCATGGCAACGGCTTTCGGTAGCAGTTCGCTTGACCTTGAAAGATTCCGCGAATCTATGAAGGTGGCAGGCCCAGTAGCCAACGAATTCGGCTTTTCACTGGAAGAAACGACCGCCGTACTGGGTACCCTTGCTAATAGTGCTATTAGCGGCAGCGACGCAGGCACCAAGTTTAAAATGGCGCTTTCTGAATTGGCTGCCGAAGGCGACGGCGTAAAAGATACGTTCGTCCAACTTTTAAAAGGAAACATATCGTACACGGAGGCCATGGATGTCTTTGGCAAACGTGCCGCGATTCTTGGCCCGATTTTAGGAAAGAACGGGGAAA